TTTACAGAGTTTGATTCAAATATTCACATAATAACTCCCTTTGATATTCCACTAAGCTGGGAAAGACTTAAAGGAATTGATTATGGATATGCTTCTGAAAGTGCTTGTGTTTGGGGTTCTGTTGACCGTACCGACGGCACTTTAATTATTTATCGAGAGCTATATCAAAAGAATTTAACGGGTGTTGACTTAGCAAGTGTTATAACTCGCATGGAAGTGCAAGACCCTTACAGTGTTCAAGGCGTATTAGATACTTCGGCTTGGGCAAGAACTGGTACTACAGGGCCAACCGTAGGTGAAACTTTACAACGTGCAGGTCACAAACTACGGCGAGCCGATAAAAATCGTATTCAAGGAAAGATTCAAATTCACGAATATCTTCGAGTACAGCAAAGCGGAAGGCCACGATTACAAATATTTAATACATGTCCTAACCTGATACGCGAACTCCAAGGCATTCCTCTGGACAAGAGCAATCCTGAAGATGTGGATACTCACGCGCCTGACCATGCTTATGATGCGTTGCGTTACTTAATCATGTCTAGACCGCGTGTGAACGACCCTTATAGTCAACTAAAACATTTACATTTACAACAGGCTTATACGCCTTCTGATGCAACTTTTGGATATTAAATATAGGAGAAATAAAAATGGCGAATCCAGTTTTTGAAATTCGAGATACCGGACGAAATTCTGCAAGGGCGACTGATGTCCAAGAACTAGCCGACCACATTTGTACTTCATGGACTTCCGTAACTACAGGAACGATTGCTGTTACCGCAGCCGCAAATACCGACGTGAGTTTTACTCAGCCAGCCGACACGATTATTCGTAATTTGATTGCAATTCCAGCAGGTAACATTGTGACTGCAGGTGCTTCAGGCGACGACGTAGACTTTTCGCTAGGAACTTCCGCAGGTGGAACTCAGCTTATTGCAACCGAAGCGATTCTAGATGATGGTGGCTCGGCGGTAACGTGGACAGCTAACGCACCTTTGTATATCATTCAAAACTCTCACGGTCACGCTGCTAATGCCTTTGTAGGTACAGGAGTAACGGCAGGTGTTGTAGGTGGTCCAGCAACGTCAGAAGCAATCGTAATCGCTGCAACGTTGTACACGGCTTCTGCTCGAACACTACACGCTCGACTAACGCCTTTAGCTAATGATTTAGCAACGGCTGCAACAACCGTAACTTTTCTAGTTGAGTTTCTACATCTTGGGGTGTTGCCCGATTAAGAGATTTCAATATTATGAGTGATATAATACAATGGGTTTTTATCATGTTGCTACTAATAGCAGTTTTTTTTCTTCGCGGAAAGAAATAAAATCAAATGGCTGAAAACGAAGAAAATACTTTAACGTCTAACGAAATTTATTTTTCGGATGTAGAAAATGAACACGGTAAGGAGCTAACGCTAGACGAAAGTCTTCGTAATAGTTTAGTTTCTCTACTGACCGACCGCTTTACGGCGGCACAGTCCGCGAGAGACCAAGACGAAAGACGATGGCTTACCTCTTATCATAACTATCGTGGACTTTACGGTAAGCAGATACGTTTTCGAGAATCTGAAAAATCAAGAGTATTCGTAAAGGTTACCAAAACAAAAGTCTTAGCTGCTTTTGGTCAACTAGTAGATGTTATATTTGGTGGAAATAAGTTTCCTATAGGTGTATCAGAAACGAGGGTACCAGAGGGGATTGAAGAACACGCCAACTTCAATCCTTCTCTGGAAACCTCACCACCGAGACTTCCAGAAGAACCCACTGAAGATGAAAATCCTTTTGATGTAGGTTACGAAGGCGATGACCGAGTGCTTAAAGCTGGAGCAACTTACGGTTCCGGTAAATTTGAAGTAGTTCAGCCCGTAAAAGAATTAAATATGGAGGAAGGATTAAGTCCTTTACCTGAAGCACTTGAAGTACATCCTGCTCAAGATGCAGCAAGAAAGATGGAAAAACTAATACACGACCAAATTGAAGAGTCTAACGGTTCTTCAGAATTGCGTTCAGCTCTTTTTGAATGTTCACTTTTTGGTACAGGAATTATCAAAGGGCCTTTTAATTTTAATAAAACGCTTAACAGATGGGAAGAAGACGAAGACGGTAATAGAACTTTTAAGCCTGTTGACGTAAGAGTTCCTCGTATCGAGTTTGTTTCTATCTGGGATTTTTTCCCGGACCCAAATGCTACAAGCATGAGCGAATCAGAGTATATTTTTCATAGGCATAAGTTTAATCGAACACAACTTCGTAGTCTTGGAAAGATGCCCTATTTTAATCGAGATGCTATTCGAAAATGTCTTGTAATGGGACCAAACTATGTAGAGCAAGATTACGAACATGAGCTTCGAGATGATGTTGTTGCTTCTGAGCATACTTCAGGACAGTTCGAAGTTCTTGAGTATTGGGGAGTTATGGACGCAGAATACGCTCGTGAAGTAGGAATGGACCTTCCCGAAGATGTAGATGATTTAGATGAGGTGCAGATAAATGCTTGGATATGTAACGGACAACTTTTACGTTCTGTTGTTAATCCCTTTACTCCTTTTCGAGTTCCTTACCAGTCCTTTCCGTACGAAAGAAATCCGTACAGCTTTTTTGGAATTGGTGTTGCAGAGAACATGGACGATTCACAACAAATAATGAATGGACATGCTAGAATGGCAATTGATAATCTAGCTCTTTCTGGCTCACTTGTATTTGACGTAGATGAAACAGCCCTTGTAGGCGGACAAAGTATGGAGATTTACCCCGGTAAAGTCTTTAAAAGACAGGCTGGAGTACCTGGAACCGCAATAAACGGTTTAAAGTTTCCGAATACCTCCACAGAAAATATGATGATGTTTGACAAGTTTAGACAGCTTGCAGACGAACAAACAGGTATTCCAAGTTACTCACATGGTCAAACAGGTATTCAAAGTATGACAAGAACAGCATCGGGTATGTCAATGCTACTTGGCGCTGCTTCGTTGAATATTAAAACGGTAATTAAAAATCTTGACGACTTTCTTTTAAAGCCTTTAGGCGAATCTTACTTTCAGTGGAACATGCAGTTTCTCGAAAAAGTTCTAGGAGTTATCGGTGACCTTGAAATTAAAGCCACTGGAACAAATAGTTTGATGCAAAAAGAAGTAAGGTCACAAAGACTTACGACGTTTCTTCAAACAGTTCAGAATCCTGCAGTTGCGCCTTTCGTGAAGATGAATAAATTAATCTCTGAGTTAGCGTATAGCTTAGACTTAGACCCCGATGAATTGCTAAATGACCCTGAAGAAGCGGCGATTATGGCTCAAATTATAGGAATGCAAAATGGACAAATCACAGGCGAAGAAGCTGTTGCCGCTAATCAACAACTTGGAGGCATGGGAGGCTCTCAAGCAGCACCTCAAGCACCAACAGAGCTTGGAGCTACGGGTACTGGTGGGGGCAACATCGGAACTGGAGTTGTACCGCAGTCAGGGGAGAATGAATTCTCTGGAACGCCTAGAGCAGTTGAAGGATAACGTAAAAGTAACACTTGAATCGAAAGACGAAGAATATTCAACAAAAGGAGTTCGGTATGCGTAAAAATAAGACTAAGAATAAAAAATCAAAACGTAATTACCGTAATCGTGGTGGCTCTATCATGGTTCCGACAGAGCGTGAAGAAAGAGTAAACAAAGACTCTGGAGGTGACGTTGCTTTTTCTGAATCAGTAATGAAAGCAAACGAGGAAAAAGCGCGCAAACACGCAGAAAGAATGGCAAAAATATTCATTAAAGATATGGACCCTATTCCCTCTGAAGAAGCTCAAGAAGCAATGCAAAGGGCGATTGAAAATGAAAAAATGGATGAGCTTATGGAAGAAGCTTACGAAAATTATAAAGAAAGAAAAAGAACAGGAAAACAAGAGGGCGGTATTGCTGAAGAGCCAATAGCGATGCCCGAAGAGCTAAGAGCACTTTCTTCAGAAATGGAAGCTACAGAAGAAGAAGTTCCAGAAGATACTTATATGAATGCAACACCAGAAGAAATAGAGCTTGCACAAAAACCAGATGAAGCAATGGAAGACGATTACATAGTTTTTATTTTAAACGAATCCTTAGTACCAGAAGAGCAAAATTATTTAATGAAAGCTTTAGAAACCGACCCACAACTGAGTCAAATCTTTGATAAAGTAGTGGAGACGGCTTCTGAATTTTCAGGGTCAGGAGAAGTTACAGGCCCTGGAAACGGTATCTCAGACTCAATACCCGCACGTTTATCGGACGGAGAGTTTGTGATGACTCAAAAAGCCACCGAAGAACTAGGCGCAGACAATCTACAGAAAATGATGGATGATGCAGAACGAGCCTACGACGGTGGTATGATGAGAAAAAATCGTTATCTTGGAGGTATGATGCAAGATACCGAGGAGGAGCTAAGACTAGCGAATGAAAATAGCACTGACGACGAAATACGAAAGTTAATGAGTCTAAAAGCGAATAAAACTCCAAGTCTTAGATAATTTTTAATTTACGGCTACCTTGACAAGCCAAGCCCCATAAGTTTTTCTTAGGCCAAATAGAAAAAATAAGTATGGCTACCTTGCAGAGTACAAGCCCCGTAGGAGATATATTATGAGTGAAACAACCCAAGTAGAGGAGAAAGCACCAAATCCGTATAACATGAATAAGCCTTGGCATAAGCCAGATGGCCCACCTGTGGAAACTGCGGACCAAATGTTTTTTGAAAGACCACAGCAACAGGCTACCCTCGAAGACGATGAGGCCCCTGAAGAAGAAAGAACTGCGGCTCCTAAGAAACGTACTAATTACAAAAAAAGATATGACGATTTGAAGCAACACTACGATAACAAGGTAAACGAGTTTAAACAACGTGAACAGGAGTTGTTGGCACAAACAGCAACTTCTTACACAGCTCCCAAAACTCAAGAAGATTTGGAAAAGTTTAGACAAGAGTACCCTGATTTGTATGATACGGTAGAAACTGTAGCGCACTTGCAAAGTTCAGAACAAGTAAATCAACTTCAAGGACAGTTAGAAGCTATTCAAGAACGTGAGCAGCGTATTATTCGCCGCGAAGCAGAAGCAGACTTGGTAGCAAGACATCCAGATTTTGATGAGATTCGAGGTTCTGATTCTTTTCATGAGTGGGCGGAAACACAACCGGAGCAGATTCAGGCTTGGATTTATAATAATCCTGATAATGCTCAGCTTGCTTCAAAAGCCATTGACCTTTTTAAATTAGAAAATGGGATAAAAACTCAAACTAAATCACAGTCCAGAGTACAAAACCAGGGTTCAGCAGCGGATATGGTTTCAACCAAAACAAAAACTATTGACGCTAAAGAACCTAAGATTTGGACTGAACGGGAAATTGCTGCAATGTCTTTAGACAAGTTTGATAAGTATGAACAAGAAATACAACAAGCTATATCTGAAGGCAGAGTAGTAAAATAATACTCAATCTAGGAGGGCAATAATATGGCTTACAATCAATCAGACCAGTTTTTTGAACCAAGTACAGATACGAATGCCAACTTTGGTAACTCTGTAAGTGGTCAGAATAATTCTTTCTTTCTACCTAAAGTTTATTCTAAGCAGGTTCTAAACTTTTTTCGTAAATCTTCTGTAGCGGAAGCGATTACGAACACGGACTATGCGGGTGAGATAAATAATTTTGGTGATAGTGTACGAATTATCAAAGAGCCGGAAATTACTGTTTATCAGTACGAGCGTGGTGCAAATGTCACCGCAACTAAACTAACCGACCAAGAAGTGACGCTGGTTGTCGATACGGCAAACGCTTTCAAATTTATCGTTGATGATATTGAAAGTAATATGTCTCATGTCAACTGGCGAGACGCGGCAACGTCTTCGGCAGCTTACGCATTGCGTGATGCTTTCGATGAGGGCGTAATCGCTGTCATGTTTGCTGGTGTGTCGGCTTCGAGTCCTAACCATGTTCTAGGTTCGGACAGCGCGACTGACCTTGCTGCTGGCACCTTTGATGGTACTGGTAACTTGGACATTGGTTTTGGGTCTTCTGAACATGACCCTATTGACGTTCTTTCTCACATGGCCCGTCTTCTCGACGAGCAGAATGTGCCGGAAGAAGGACGCTGGTTTCTTGCGAATCCAGAGTTCTATGAAGTGCTTGTTCAAAGCTCTTCGAAACTTCTGTCAGTAGACTACAATGCTGGGCAAGGTTCGATTCGAAATGGTCTCGTAAGTTCTGGTAAGCTTCGCGGATTTAATATGTATAAAACCAACAACATCGCTTCGACCACCAATGCGGCTGGTAAGTGTATTGCTGGACATATTAGTTCGACAGCTACTGCTCAGACTATCACCAGCACGGAAGTTATTCGTGACCCTGATAGCTTTGGCGACATCGTGCGTGGTCTACACGTCTATGGCGGTAAAGTTCTACGAGGTGAAGCACTCGTGTCAGCGTTCTACGGAATCGACTAACCGTAACGAGGTAAGGGGGTCTTTTGTGCGTAAAAGGCCCCCAAGCCTTTTCAAGGAATTTTTAAAATGCCACAGCTAGGAAGTAACGAAAAACCTTTTGTAATGCACACCGGTACAAAAGTGAGTAAAGAAAGCCGTTTTCGTAAGAATTTTAATAAGTCAAAGTACGATGAAAATTATAGTCGCATTTTTAAGAAAGAGGCTACAGAAAAGGAGAAACTAAAATGATGCAGATGTTACTGTCGTTTAGTGAAATGGGTATTCAACCCGAAGAAAAAAAAGTACCGGATGGTAAGCAGGACCATCAAAATATTTTTGAACTCGAAAATAAATTTAATAACTCAGGGCACAAGCAAGGAGTTAAATACAGTTCTGAACAACGGATGAAAACTGCAGGATACTAATTTATGGCTACGACCTATCTTCAACTTGCTAATGAGCTTTTAAGAGAACTAAATGAAGTAGAGTTAACTGCTGCTAATTTTGCTGACTCTAAAGGTATTCAGACGCACGCTAAAGACCTTGTAAACAGGTCTTATCTTGATATAGTAAACGAAGAACCTCAGTGGCCCTTTTTAGCTGTTGGCGAGTCAGGCGCAACAGACCCAATGTACGGTAACACTTATATTGAAACTGTTGCTAACACTCGTTGGTACGAACTAAAGACAGCTGCAAGTAGTATAAAAGATGACTACGGTTCCGTAGATTGGGATAACTTTATGTTGACAACTGTAGGCGTAAGTGGTGAAAGTGCGCCTCATACTATTCGTAATTTACGGTACACAAGCACAGAAGAATGGAAAGATTATTTTAGACTCGGACAAAATAAAGATGATGCAGACCAAGCAAATGGTGGTACACCTTCAAGAGTAATTAAAAGTCCTGATAATCGAAAATTTGGACTGTCACCTATTCCCGACCAAGTGTATCGTATTTGGTTTTACGCGTATAGTCTTCCTACAGAACTTTCTGCACATGGAGATGCAATAGTTTTTCCAGACTTGTACGTTCCTGTGCTTATTAATAGAGCAAGATACTACTTGCATCAATTTAAAGACAATGCTCAAAACGCTGCTTTTTCTCTAGAAGATTATAGACGTGGTTTAAGAACAATGAAACTACATCTGCTAGATGCAACACCAAATTATTTTAAAGATGACCGTATAAGGTTTGTATAGTGGCACAATCACAACCATATGGCGTATCGTGCAAGGGTGGTCTTAATACAAATTTAAATCAATTTGAGATGCTTGCGCAACCTGGAGTTGCTACAACTCTTGAAAATTTTGAAGTAGATTCTGATGGGGGTTATCGACGTGTAAATGGTTTTGCTCCTTTTGGAGATGACGACGCAACAAGACCTAACAGCGGTAATCCTGTTCTTGGTCTTTTTGTGTATGCAGATGGCCTTGTTGCTTGTTCTGGAACAAATATTTATTTTACTTTAGAAGGAGAAACGTGGCTACAAATTAATCGAGCTTCAGTAGATGCAGCAGGAGATAACTATTCTACATTTACAGGACGCTCTGCACTTGCTCGAACTAACCAAGCACAGTGTAATTTTACATTATACGAAGGTGATTCAACTTACGGAGAACTTGTAATCACTGATGAGTCTTCTGCTACAAAACCTTTTTATTTTAAAATGACAGGCACAGGAGCTTTAAGTAATCGTACTTATTTCGCAAAAGAAATTACGGTTTCAGGAACAGTATACCCCAAAACCTGTATTGTTCACGACAGACATTTAGTTGTTGGAGGTAACACAGACACTCCTAATACAATTTATTATAGTGGGACAGACGATATAGATGATTTTACAAGCACTGGGTCAGGTACGGTTAAATTAGATGATAAGGTCGTTGGCTTACGTTCTTTTCGAGATGACTTAGTAATTTTTTGTAAGAACAGTATTTATAAGCTTGAAAATATAAACAACAGTTCAACGATTGTAATAACGCCTGTAACAAAAAATGTAGGTTGTTTAGATAATCATAGTATACAAGAAATTGGTGGCGACCTAGTTTTTCTAAGTCCTGATGGTGTAAGAACTATTGCAGGAACAGCCCGAATTGGTGACGTAGAACTTAGTTCAGTAAGTCGCCAGATTCAACCAATTCTAAATAATATCTCAGGTAACATTAATACTTATGTAATAGACAGCGTAGTTTTAAGACAGAAATCTCAATACAGACTTTTCTATACAACTACCACAGAAACTTCAACAGCCGCCAAAGGAATTATTGGTGCACTTACAAGTAATGGATTTGAGTGGTCAGAAACAAAAGGTATTCAATGTCGAGCAGTTACGTCGGGATTTAATTACGCTGGTGTAGAACAAACATTTCATGGCGACAATAACGGTTATGTATATGTACACAATTCGGGTAATGCTTTTTATCATTCGGGTTCTTCGGCAAGTATTAGAGCAACATATGTGACACCTAATTATGATTTTGGAGATGTTGGAACTTTAAAAACATTAAATTACGTTAAAATTTCTATATCACCAACAGGTGCAGTTACACCAATTCTAAGAGTAAGATATGATTACGAGGCTACTGATAAACCTCAACCTACCGATTATACTCTAGATACTATTCCCCTACCTTCTCTTTTCGGTACTGCTGTGTTTAATACAGGAATATTTGGAGGAACTCTCGACCCTATGGTCAGACAGGCAGTACAAGGAAGTGGTTTTACATCTAGTTATAGAATTAGAACAGACGATACAAGTGCTCCTTATTCTGTTAATGGCTTTTATATAGACTACACCCCTACGAACAGGAGATAATTTGAATGGCTACCAGTTACACAAGACAAAGTTCATTTTCAGACGGAGATACCATAACCGCAGCGTTATTTAATAACGAGTTCAATCAACTTCTGAATGCGTTTTCTTACGCTTCTTCTGGAACAACAGGACACCGCCATGACGGAACCGCTGCTGAAGGCGGTAATATTCATACTATAGGTGACCAAGATTTTTTAAATAAGATTGTAGCAGATAGTACAAATAATCGTTGGGGAGTGTTTGTAGAAGTTTCAAGTTCTGCCGTAGAGCAAGTTAGATTTCAGGATGGAGTAATTGTACCAGTAACAGATAACGATATAGACTTAGGAACAAGCTCATTAGAATTTAAAGATGCGTACTTTGATGGTACAGTAACCACAGATGCGCTAACGGTAGATGCGGCTGCAACTATTGGTACTACGTTAGGAGTCACAGGTGCGTTAACAGGTTCTAGCACTATTCAAGGTACTACAATAACTGCAACTACCGCTTTTGTACCTGACGCTTCTGATGGTGCAGCCCTTGGAACATCTGCATTAGAGTTTAGTGACCTTTTTCTTGCGGATGGCGCGGTAATTAATTTTGGAGATGACCAAGATGTTTCTCTGACGCACGTAGTAGATACGGGTTTACTTCTTTCGAGTACCGACCAGCTACAGTTTGGCGATAGCGGAACTTACATTCATCAAAGTGCTGATGGTGTATTGGACCTCGTAAGCGATACTGAAATTGAATTAACTGCAACTACAATAGATATTAATGGTGCTGTCGCGATGGACGGCGCTATAACGGGCGGAACAAACATTACTATATCTGGAGAGTTAGATGCAGCCACACTTGATATTAGTGGTAATGCTGACATTGACGGAACTACAAATTTAGATGCTGTAGACATCGACGGAGCCGTACAGATTGATGCGACGGTTACAGTGGGTGTAGATGATACTGGGTATGACGTTAAGTTTTTCGGTGATACAGCAAGTGCTTACATGCTTTGGGATACGTCAGCCGACGATTTAATTCTTGGGGGAGATGCAAGAGTAGTCGTACCTGCAAGTGGTTTAGTTATAGGAAGTACCGCAGTAACATCAACCGCAGCAGAACTCAATATACTTGACGGTGTTTCAAGCACCGCAGCGGAACTTAATATACTAGATGGTGTTACAAGCACCGCAGCAGAACTCAATTACAATGACACAGGCACTTCCGTTGGAACGGTAGTAGCTAGTAAAACGGTTACTGTTGATTCCAACAAAGATGTGTCTAGTTTTAGAAATATTACGTTAACAGGTGAGCTTGATGCAGGTTCCTTAGATGTTTCAGGTGATGCTGACATTGACGGTACTTTAGAAGCAGATGCAATCACAGTAAACGGTACAACTCTAGCTACTTTTATTCGAGATACTGTAGGTACTAATATGCTTTCTAGTAATACAGAAAGCGGTATTACTGTAACGTATGATACTACAAATGATAACATAGATTTTTCTGTGGATGCGGCACAAACAGGAATCACTTCAATTTATGCTACTGATTTAATTTTAGGAGAAGATTCTCAAACTGCTATTGATTTTGGAACTGCTAACGAAATTGATTTTAAAGTAGACAACGCTGCTAGATTAACGCTAACGTCAGGAGCTTTATACCCTGTAACAGATAATCAAATAGATTTAGGCACAAGCTCATTAGAATTTAAAGATGCTTTCTTTGATGGTACAGTAACTGCGGATGCCTTTGCAGGACCATTGACAGGTAATGCAGATACCGCAACCGCATTAGCAACCGCTAGAACTATTGGTGGAACGTCATTCGATGGTAGTAGTAACATTGCGGTAGCACTTGCTACACTTGCAACAACAGTTACTATAACGGACAATGAATCTACAGATGAAGACAATGCTATTATTTTTACTGCTGGTGGAGATGTTGATGGTGGTAGCTTAGGTCTTGAATCTGATGGAACACTAACATATAATCCAAGTACAGGTAAAGTAACTGCTACAGGATTTGTGGGAACACTTACTGGCGATGTAACGGGTAATGTCTCTGGAACTGCAGCGACAGTCACAACTGCTGCACAATCAAATATTACGTCACTCGGTACACTAACAACATTAACCGTCGATAACGTCATTATAAACGGTACGAATATTGGTCACACGTCAGATACAGATTCTATAGCAATTGCTTCCGACGGTGTCGTTACTTTTAGTCAAGTGCCAGTATTTCCTAATGACACGGTTGAGACGGCAGATATTCAAGATAATGCTGTCACCCTTGCCAAAATGGCGAGTGGCACTGACGGAAATATCATTAGCTATGACGCATCAGGAAATCCGGTAGCTATAGCAACAGGTAATGATGGTCAAGTTCTAACCTCAACAGGAGCAGGAAGTCCACCAGCTTTTGAAGATGTTTCGGCTAGTGACATTGCTGCTGATAATATATCTGTTGGCGATGCAGCTGTTACTCTTACAACTAGTTCTGGTAACATTACTATTGATGCTGCTGCAAATAATAGTGATATTATTTTTAAGGGTACAGACGCTACTTCTGATATAACTATGCTTACTCTTGACGGCAGTGAAGCTGGTACAGCAACATTTAATGCGGGTATAGTAGTTGCTGATGCCGGTACAATAGGTTCTGCTTCAGACACAGATGCCATAGCAATTGGTTCAGACGGAGACGTTACGCTTACTCAAGATTTAGAATTGCAACATGATGGCGCTATACTTTCCTTTGGTGCCAATGACGAAGTTTCTTTAACGCACGTTCACGACACTGGTATTTTGTTAAATAGTACCATGGCAATTCAGTTTAATGATGCTTCTCAATATATTAATGCTCCAAGTAACACTATTTTAGATATTAATGCTACGGATGAAATTGAATTAAACGCCACACTTGCAGACGTTAACGCAAATTTAGATGTTAGCGGAACTTACACTGGTGGCGGACTGATGACTACCGGCGGTAACATTGTGATACCCGACGCCGGCAATATTGGCAGCGCTTCAGATACTGATGCTATAGCAATTGGTTCAGACGGAGACGTTACGCTGACTCAAGATTTAGAATTACAGCATGATGGTGCGATACTCTCCTTTGGGGCAAACGACGAAGTTTCTCTAACGCATGTCCATAATACTGGTCTGTTACTTAACTCGACAATGGCGTTGCAATTTAACGACGCATCACAATATATCAATGCCCCTTCAGCTACGATTTTAGACATCAACGCAACCGATGAAATTGAGCTCAATGCTACCCTGGCCGATGTAAACGCCAACCTCGATGTCTCCGGTACGTATCAGGGTGGTGGCACGATGACCACGGGCGGGAATATTGTCATCCCGGACGATGGCACTATTGGCTCGGCTTCCGACACTGACGCCCTCACAATAACCTCGGCGGGGATTGTGACATTCGCGGGAGCCGGTCCCAGATTTCATGGAGGCGGCGATGTATATCAGAAATCGGGGTCGTATTTTAACGGATTAGACTCGGACGGCACTTACGCCCAGACGGAGGGCGCAGGGTTCACGGCGTTCTATGACGCCGACAGCTACGCGTTCATGCAATGCCAGGACGGCACTGGGGGAGCTGCCGTGTGGAAGGCCGCGCGAAATAGCTCCACTAAGTCCGAAATTGAGGAGAACGGCGATTTCCTCAGTGCGACAAACTCATATGGGTCCACTTCTGACGAGCGCTTAAAAGAGCACATCATAGATTCTGGCAGTCAATGGGATGACGTCAAGGCTATGCGGGTTCGAAAGTATTCTTTTATTGAGGCCGAGACCGACGGTCCTACACAGCTGGGAGTGATTGCTCAAGAGCTTGAAGCAAGTGGAATGGGGGGGCTTGTAAAAACACACGCCAACGTTGACAGTTTTGATAATCCACTTTTAGATGAAGACGGCAACCCTACTGATTTCAAATCCGTCAAATACAGTATTCTATACATGAAAGCAGTTAAGGCACTGCAAGAAGCAATGGAGCGGATTGAGTCGCTGGAATCTCGTATTGAGGCGCTTGAATCGTAACTTTATAATAAACAACAGGAGACTTAAAATGCCTAAAATGAACGGAGAAAGATTTCCCTATCCAAAAAGTGGTATGCAGCCAGCAGCAATGGACAAGCTACACGCACCAACTTCAGTTATTTCAGGTGGAGCAAACGATATTTACTCACCTGAAGTACCCAAAGTAGCTAGTACATCTATTTATCTTTCGGCAGTACCTTCCGTAAGTGGAGGAGCTAACGATGTTGAAAATCCAAATCCTACTAAAACAACGGGTGGAGCAAACGATATTTATTTGCGAGATAATGAGACAGTCTAGTGAAGAAAGAGGAGGACATTCCATTTAACAGAGCTAGGGTGTCTAAACTAGCTGGAACGTCAAATGACCTGACTGGATTATCACGTAATAAAATAATAGAAGAAATAGCATTAGAGGCACTCGATAAAATTGCAAAACATGAAAAAAAATGTGGCATACGATGGGCGGAAGCTGCCGTTGAACTTCGTGAATTAAGAAGTGCTACAAAAAAACATGCGGCAAGATGGGAAAAACTAGCTTGGCTTATTGTAGCCACGATGTTGACTTGTATAACTACGATGTTAACTTATCATCTATAACAACAGGGACATTATAAAATGGCAAGACAGAGAGCTTTTAAAAATCGAGTTGATTATCGTGCGGGTGGTTATGTATCGCGAAAAGGATACGTTACAGGTACTACTGTCGTTACTGCACCCGGAGTAGACCCTAAGAAAGGTACTAGAAGAGAAAAAGTAGAAACTAAGGTTCAGATTGAAGGTGGTAAGCCTATAGCGGAGGACGTAGTTCAGTTACGTGAAACTTTAGGAGCTGATGTTGAACGAATTGGTTTAACGGGTACTGTAACCCCCGATAGTCAAATTCAGCAATTAGAGGCTCGAACAGCTTTGGAAAGACCAACAGCTGTAGCACCAGCTGCTATTCAAACAACTACGGCTCTTACTAAAGATGCTCAAGCACAAGCCGACCTTACTGCTGCAACTTTTGATGCTGCACAAGCTGAAGATTTAGCTACTACAGAAGCGGCACAAGCGCAGGTAACAAGAGAAGCAGAAGCTGCCGCCGCACAGCTAACGGCTACTGAAGCAGCAGCAAGAGATGCTCAACAAGAAGAAGCGGCACAAGCGCAGGTTGTAGATTTCAGTGAAAGTACACGGGCGCATATAAACCAAGTTACGGGGCAGCAAGAAATAGTTGCCGCTACTCCTGACGCTGAAAAACAACAGAGAGCAGCTATAACCGGAACTGCTGCCGACGACGCAATTGCTTCTCAAATTATAGCAGTGATTGGTTACGAAGCATCTCAACAACGTCAAGTTACTGGAACAGCCGCTACAGCAGCCGCAGAGTCTATGCTTGCGGAGGTTGGAGAGCTTCCTTCAAATGTAAGTGCAGCTATTGTAGAAAACCCTGCTGCTGTAGAGGCTCAAATAGATAATCAGCCTGTGGAAGTTCAAGCAGCTATTGCAGCTTTACCCACAGAAGCTTTAGTTTCCTCTCAGCTGGAGTCTTTACTAGCAGGAATGGACGATGGAGTAACTCCCTCTTGGGCAAGGCCAGCGGTTGCTGGAGTAAATCAGCAAATGGCAGAAAGAGGTTTATCTATTTCTTCTGTTGGGCGAGATGCTTTGTTTAACGCTATTATTCAAAGTTCGTTACCTTTAGCTCAAAGTAATGCGCAAGCTTTACAACAGCGTGCATCTCAAAACTTGTCAAATGAGCAACAGGCCAATATGGCACAAGCTACTCAAGATATGCAACGCCGCATGTCGAACCTTGCAAATCGACAAACTGCTGAATCTCAGTCGGCTTCAAATGCTCAACAGATGGCGACGATGCAAAGTCAATTCAGACAGGACGCTACAATTCTCTCTGCAAATCAGCAGCAGCAAACAAGAACTCAAAATTTACAAAATCTTCAGCAATCGGCTGTGCTTAATCTTCAAAGCCGACAAGCGATGGCTGCTCAGAATTTAGGTAACGAGCAGCAAGTACAGTTGGCAAATCTTCAGATAGATGCTCAACGTGCGGGAGCAGACCAAACTGCTGAAAATCAAGCAAGACTAGCAGAGTTTCAAGTAGCTTCTGATTTTATGGCAAAGAACGCTGCATTTTCTCAAGATATGAAAAAAGCAAATTTAAGTAACGAGCAACAAATACGATTAGCTAATTTGTCAGCACTTAACCAAGCAGCTTCAGAACAGTTAAATGTAGACCAGCAAACAGAACTTTCAAATTTAAATAAAACTTTAGAAACAAATAAGCTACAATCACAATTAGCTCAGCAAATGAATTTAACTCAGCTAAATGTAGACCAGCAAACAGCTATAGCTAATGCTACTAGAGTTGCAAATATAGATATGACAACGTTCAGCGCTGAGCAGCAAATACAATTAGCGAACAGTAAATTTATGCAGACAATGACTGTAGCAGACTTTAACAGCAGACAGCAGGGAATTATGCAAGATGCTACGACACTTGCTGCAATGGATACACAAACTGCTGATTCAAGAACTAAAGTAGCAATACAGAACGCTCAAAACTTTTTGTCGATGGATATGGCTAATCTAAATAATGACCAACAAGCAACAATATTAGACCAGCAACTAAGACAACAAAGAATGCTGTCAGACCAAGCAGCTACAAATGCTTCAAAGCAGTTTAATGCTACTTCTGAAAACCAAACAACTCAATTTATGACAAG